TCTCTTGAAACGTATATTGACAACTCTGTAGCTTTTGAAGATGCAGAGGAGTCAGTTGCACATCTACATCAGATTGTACTCGACATTGAAAAGAAAGTCGATCTACAAGAGCCTCAAGAAAGTATGCAGCGCATATCTTTATTTGAAAATGATGATGAGATTGGTAAGTATCTAGCTCTTGGTCTTAATGCAGACTATGACCGTGAGATTCAGTTCTCTCCGAAAGACTTGGTTCTTATCGGGGGTCGTCGCGGGGCTGGTAAATCACTTACTTGTGCAAACATTGCTCACAGCGTATTTGAGGGTGGAAAGTCGGCTATGTATTTCACTATTGAGATGGATAGCCGATCCATTCTACAAAGAGTCTGTTCTATTGCAACAGGAGTACCTTTCTCACGGTTGCGTACAAAAAATCTAAGTGTTCTCGAATGGGAACTCGTTGCTGAATGGTGGACGAATAGATTTAAGGATAGCCAAGACAAATTGAAAGAATACAAAGAACATCGAGACTTTGAGAAGTTTCATCATAATCTTACAACAACGTGCGAGCTTCTCCCGACTCAGCAGGTTGATGTTATTTATGATCCAGCTTTGACCCTCGCAAAGATCAAAGCAGAAATGGACAAGAAAGTGAAAGCACTCAATGTCGCGGTTGTTCTTGTAGACTATATCAATCAGGTTAAGCGATCCGTTGTACCGTCGCGCATGGGACAGTATGACTGGACTGAACAAATAGAGGTGAGCAAAGCCCTCAAATCTATGGCACAAGAGTATGAATGTACTGTTGTAACGCCATATCAAACTGACGCAAGTGGTGAAGCGCGTTTTGCAAAAGGTATATTAGATGCCGCAGATGCTGCTTATGCTCTTGAAACATACGATCAGGAAGATGCAGCTATTACATTTAATTGTACTAAAATGCGCTCTGCCGCTATGCGTTCCTTCACATCTACTGTAAACTGGGAAACCATGAAAATTGGTCCAGAGTCTGCTATGACGCCTTCTGAAAGAGAACAGAGCGAACATAAGACTGGAGAAGATATAGATGATATCTAGAAGCGATTTGCCTCAACTTAGTGTAGAACTACTTGAAGAAATGGGTATTCCTTTTGAGTGCTTATATGTAACTCCTTCTTCTCTCAAGCCGATTCAAAGTGATCGGCTTCCTTTTAACGATAATAAGTATATTGAAAGATATACTAAAATTAGAACTAATACATATAAACCTCTGATTGTGGACGAAAATTTTAATATTATAGACGGACATCATCGCTATGATATTATACAAAGAATGCCAGAAGTAACCTCGGTCAGAGTTATACATCTCAGCATTACTTATTTAGAAGTTTTAGAGTTATTCAAAAAATAAGTCTTGACATTTTATGTTAAAGCCTGTATAATATATGTTCACTTACGCGGAGAAATATATGTTTATACAAGGCAATCTTAACTATACCTACTCGGGCCGTAGAAAAAAGAATACTTACAAAGTAAAGAAAGTACAGAAAACATTTGTGCCTCTTAATCCAAAGAAGCATCATCAATTTAGTCCTGTCTGGTGGGAACAAAAGAAAAATCAACATAAGTCTAGAGAGTTTTTACCTTGGACAGATCCAAACTGTCAGCTGTATAAAAAAGATATTAGTAGTAAGTATACTGTAAGTGTACCATATAATAAAGGCGCGTATCAAGTAATTTCAAAAGAGGATGTAAAGCACATTGGAAAGTAGTATAACATATAAAGCTGTAAAGTCTCTACAAGCTCAGCTTCAGGCTTCATACTCTCGAATCTCAGCGTTAACTGCTGAAGTCGAACTCTATAAGAAAAAGTATAGAGATGCCATAGACAATAATGAGTATAAAGAAAAATATCGAAACTTAGTCGATCATCAAAATGAAATCTTACAGAGAGATTTTAAGATGAGACAAAAATCTTTAACTGAATTAAACTATGATGGCGATGATGAACTTGAAGGACACTAACCCAGAACAATTAGAATTATTTGTTGAAGAAGAAGAGCCTGTCCCAACTTGGGGAGAGATAATGCGAGATCCTGAATCAGTATTTATTTTATTCTGTCTCGTAGCTGTAGTAGCATTAATGATATTTTGGTAATGAACGTACAAGAACTTTTAGAATCAAAGCAAGTATACTTTATACCCAAGGGTAAAGACTTTGTTGTACGTTGTCTAAATCCTGAGCATGAAGATCGTAACCCGAGCATGAGAATCGACCAGATAGATGGTCGGTTCAATTGCTTTTCGTGTGAGTTTAAAG